GTAGTTTGAATCCAAGGATATAGTCTAGTACTACTAAGTCATAGCCAATAATGTTATGACCAAAGACGATATCAGCCTTGGATATGAAGTCAAGACCTTCAGATAAGCTTGGTAACTCATCGTCATAGTCTGAGAATGAGTAGACATTCCCGTTGTCTGAATCAACAGCAACAAGACACCAGATCTTATTTACATCTGGAATGAAACCATTGGTCTCAATGTCTACGCATAAGCGTAATTTACTCATAAGAGATTATCCCCGTAGAATGTTGTGTATGGAGCCTCAAGCATTCGAGCCTCCATTTCTGAAGGGTCAAAGAAATATTGTTCACTTAAGTCTTTCTTATCGTAAACTAACTTGTGGAACTTAGGTATCTTTCTGTTGCATAAGTACTGACATGCATGTACTATCTCATGGGAAAGAATATTAATAAACTTATCCATGACATAGTGACTTGTACCCCAGTCGTTAAGCAGTGGATCTCTTAGTTGAATTAGGATACGTCTATCTACATCATTATAGATAGTCACACCCTGTTCATTCTGGTTTTCAGCATACTCTACTAAGCAGATATGCACTACAAACTTCTTATCTGTAATTGGTACCTTGAACCTCTTGCTGTAGTCGTTAAGACAGTCAAAGAACATTTGACGTATCTCATTTTCAGCATTAGGTACACAGGCTACTGTTACACGAATGTTTTTAGGACGTTCATAGTCCCTCTTTTTCTTTGTCATGCAGAACCTTTACGTTAGGTGAGCCAAGATCTTGAAGTTCCTTAGCCATCTCCATGACCATATCCATGAAGTTATCAAGTTGTTCGTTAAGATCTTGGATGATTGTATGGAGATGCCAGTTATAAGCACCTAACGCTACTAATGTGATTGCAAGTATAGCTGTTGTTTCAGTCATTATTGTATAGTCCTGTGTTAATCAGCAGCATTGGATCAATGAATGCTTCGTGTAGTTGTGTATTGTTTATGATAATACCATGATCCTTTAGGAACTCAATCCCTCTAGAACATTTATAATTGTCTCTAAAACAAACTCGATGAATGCCAACAGCATAGATAAGCTTAGCGCAATCAATGCAAGGGGCAAGAGTGCTATACAGAGTAGCACCCAAAGTAGATTGATTAGAACGGGAAACCTTTGCGATTGCTTGGGCTTCCGCATGGAGAACCTCATATACTTGGGTATCATTGTTAGTTCCTCTTGGTGTACCGTTGTATGAGAACGAAATGATGTTATCATCCTTAACAATGATAGCACCTACCTTACGATCTTCTGCATAGGACTGTTGAGATATAAGGTTAGCAACCCTCATATAGAACAAATCCCAATCACTTTGCGATTTCAATTTCACACTCCCTATCATAGTCACATTCTAACTCGGAAATACTGTCAAGAATATAGTGAAGCTTATATTCAAGTTCGTCAGTCAGTGGTGTAAAGAAGTCAATAGTAACTCGGATTACACCTTCTTGTGTGTTATCAATTAACATAATAAGCTTTCCATTTGTTCCATGTTTCTGCCTTTTGGTTATAAGCAGTGAGAATATTGTCTTCATTAAGATCAAGATCATCCATCAGTTTGTTAAGACAAAACAATAGTTGACCCATTTCTTCCTCAAGTTTATCTCTGTTACTGTCTTTACCAGTAGCTGGATAAACAGTATCAAGACCAAACCTAAGTACCTTCATAATGTTTTGAGAGACCTCATTACATTCTTCAGCTGTTGTATACATTGTATACGCATCATCTTTGTTCATTGATTTCCTCTGCTTCTACTATATAAAACACCTCACCGTTATAGATGTCTAGGTAGTCTTCCCTAACCATCTCCCTGATAATAGTATCTATATCTGCCATTGTTTCTTCCTCGTAGTTGATTTCAAAACAGCAAGTTACAACATATCTTTTCATAGGTTCTCCGTGTGTATCTATAAGGTACCGTCTGTGGTTTTGTTGATTTTAATCAAGTTTATCTACGCTATAGTACTCGTATACTCTTTTAACAGCTTTCTTAAACTTTTTGACTTTCTTTTTATTCTCTTTTTCATCCATACTGAACATTGATTTTGTGTAATGATCATCACACATATTTTCATATGTTTCTTTTAAACTCTTATTAACAATTTCACATTGTAAGTCAATATTTAATTCAAGCGTTACCATTGTTCAATCTCCAGTGGGTCAATATAATTAAACTTAACAAGCATATCTTTAACTTCAGAAGGTAACTCATATACCCCATCGTAGTCAATCAGGAACATTCCACGATCAAACCATAGACCTCCTCCTGACTCATCACCTAACTCTAAGTGTTCAAAGTAACCATAGTTAGTCTTAGGGCTAATCTTTACCTCATAGTTTTGACTACCAAGGGTAATGGTGAACTCATGCTTGACTGCATTTAGTTTTGCCATATCAATTCTCCTTATTAAGGTTGTTTGAAAGGTTGTAGTATAGAGGACTCATACGAGTCTTCAGCTGTAATAGCATTATAGTTTCTAGCTCAAGCATTTCTTGATCAGAACCATATGCCAGTACTGTTCGGATAAACCTAGATGGGCACTCATTATACTCAGCCATGAAGCTTTCAGATGAGCATATGTAGCCGTCATCAGGTTTACCTCGATGTTTACCGATGTATTTCTTATCGGTATCTTTATTAACCCACATGTACAGGAAGGATTCACCCTCTTGTTTATGTGCATCACTATCGTTAGCTAAGTAGACAGTCTCTTGTGGAGTACCGTCAATGTGATTCTGCCAGATCTCTTTAACGTATGCTACCATAGGATCACCTTTAGGGGCTTTCCATAGTACTACAAAAGATGGCTGTCCTTCGTTGGCGCATAAGTGTTCATAGACCCATTTGTTATGGAGACCATTATACTCTTTACCTTCGATAGACACTTTAACCATGGCTTTGCCAGTACTAGAAGTATAAGTATCTACTTCATCTACAGTACATTCATAGATGTCGAAGAACTTAATACTTCCAGCGACAAAACGTTTTACCGTTTTGATATGGTTCATTACAGGACTTTACCTTCAGTTTTATGTTTGCAATTATTCATATGCCATCTTTCCATATTTAGTTTATCACCTTCTTTGTTACAGTGTGGACATTTAAGTTTTTCTTTTCTCATATCTTTGTTTAAATCAGTATTTGATTTTAGTTTATTACGAGAAATCCCTGTAGCCTTTTCAGCTTCTCTTAATGACTTGTATTGTATTCCATTCACAGTTATAGGTGTAGCATCTGCTCTTATAGTTGGGTCTCTGTTTTCTAATACAGCTTTAACAATTCTTTTGTATGATAACCCTAATGCTTTTTGTGCATCAGCGATTGATTCATATTTTATATTGTTTACTATAATTTCTTTTGATATTGCTATCTTTGAAGCTAGTATTCTCGCTTCTTGATTTGACAGACTACCTTCTAGACATTTCCAAGCTATATAGTCTTGTGGTTTACCATATAGTTCAAATAGTTCTTTATGAGCTTTTGCGTGATCTTCTACTGTAATTGGCTCTGTTAAGTTCCATTCATCATTAGTACCACCCATATGTTTTGGTATAATGTGGTGCCTATGTAGTGTTTTAGATTTCATATATTCCTTTATCTATTTTTCCTATTAGGCACCGGCTAAAAGGATTACATTACCTTACCTTCTTGTGAGTATTTAATTAGTGCATCTAAGTACCATTTAGCTTTGTTTAAGTCTTGAACTAAAGGATCCTTTAATTTTGCTCTCATAAGGTATTTATATACTTGACCCATTAAATGGGCTTCTACACCATTGAATCTTTCAAGCATGTCAACCATGAGTTCCATGTATTGTTTACCTGCGGCTACATTCTTGTAGTGTGGTGGGTTAATATGATCTTTGTTTTCATGCATATCTATTTCCTTATTATACTCTATACCGAACACTTCAGACCAACCTTTGTTGATTTCTTCACGTTCTTGGTTAAGGTATTGACGAGCTTTGATGTCGAAGAAGTCTTCATTATCCCATGATGCAAGGATTTTGTTGGCTTTATCTGCAAGGCTGTAGTTTTCAGGCATAGCTTCTTTAGTGTAACTCATCAGTATACATCTCCATTTTGAATGATCTTATTATCTTCATAAGGGGCAGCAACCCTACGATAAAACTCTAGTTTAGCTCCTTCGAGAGCGCCAACAACATCGTTGACGGATTGATAAGAGGGACTCTTGTTGTAGTAGTCACGAATGAATGTGGTGATTAGGAAGTTTAATTCACCTGCACAGTGTGGCTCATACTTGAGCATGTGTTCAGATTGACGAGCTTCTTCGCTGATATATGGCATATTAATCCTTAAATGAGACACGATACCATACAAAATATATGGCGATGATTGTTAAGATTCCGATCATAAGTACTCCGAGAGAATAGTATCACAAGCTTTATCGACAGAAGACCTCCATTCAGTTACAAGGGATTCAAAGAAAGGATGTATTGTTGCATCAGTAGATTTGAATGCTACAACAGGGATTTGTAATACATAAGCAGCATAGAATACTTCCATAGCAGTACCGTGTTTAGGTACAAGTGGATTATCTAGGTTAGCTAAGATTAAGTCAGACTCACGGATATCACGGAGATCTAACTCAAAGATACGCTTCATGTATTTCTTTTCAAATGCATGAAGACGTCTGCATGGATTAAGAATCTTACAGCTGTGTGCTAACAGGTGTGTTGCTGTAGAGCGCCAACCTTTAGCTTCGTCTGTAGAGACATGTTCCATTGGACCTGCAAGGTAGATAGTTCGTTGTTTCATTTAGTTACTGTCTCTAAGTATAAACCTACATTACCGATAGCATAACCTAGGAAAGCAATGCTTAGACCTGTACTACCTTTAAAGAACAAGTCTACGCATACTGCTAGGTACACTAGACCGATGAGTGCTATTAGTGTTGAACTCATAATTCCTCGATTATTTTAAGAACATTAGCAGTAAACCAGAGACCACCTTGGGACTCAGGACGTTGATGACGAACAAGGTCATTGATTTTTACTTTACACCATACACGATCTTTCTTAGATAGATGTGGTGCATTAGGTTCTGCACAACAATGCCATCCTGGACGATGTGCATAGCCTTTAGTCTTATGGTCTTCAGCTGTATACCAGACATCAGTAAGAAGCTTTTGTTTACGATTAATAAACAGTGGACCATAGGTACCGTCTTTACGTTTACGGAATAGTTTGTATGCTATCATATTAGATATCAAAGTTAACGTCAACAAGTTCCATTCTATCTGGATCATAGCCTATTGTTTCATAGACTTTAGATTCAGCTTCTTCTTCATCAACAGCACAAACCCAGACTGTAGATGTTGGACCGATTTGAAAGCAGTATTCATTCATTACTCTTCACCTTTCTTGTATGGACGATAGATATACAGAGAACATTGTTTAGCAGTACAGTTGGTTATGTCTGTACGGATACCTCCTACACAATCATTACAGAAATTCTTAATGGCTTGCATGGGTGAAGTACGCTTTTGAGCTTTCTTAAGCTCTTGTTCTTCATTCCATGCTTCAAGGAATTTGCCACCTTTCTTTATAGCATAAGCTTTTTCTTTACGCCACTGCTCAAGAGCTGCTTTGCCCTTGGCTAGTACTTCTGGATTCATTGAGCGTTTCTTTTTGACGGAGTTCATCATTCAGTTCCATGTTCATTGTTGTACAAACTTTAGCGGCTTCATTTTGGAATAGATAACATACAGCATCTTCAAGCTTGATATCACGACCTGCTACACAATAGTAGGCTCGATCGTAGCCTTGCTTGACAAATACAAAGTATCCGTTTACTTCTGGTTGATTCACGATACACGTACCTCGATTGTTAGACTGTTTTTAACGATTTCTTCTACTGATTCTTTTATCATATCGTTGTCTAAGTTTGATTCAATACGATAAGCCCAATCAATATTATCTTCGTAGTCACTAATATCAAATTCATCTCTCATATACTGCGTAATAGCATCAGAGACACGATCATTAACGATTTCCTCAACACGTTCAGCAAGGACATCATCAAGGTGTTTGTCTATCAGAGAAGCAATAGACATGTTTTTACTTGGATGATATACATCATCAATTTCTTTTGCAATAGTATTGATCAGACAATTTACTGCTGTGAGGAAGTTGATTTTATCACCACCCTGCATGGTATGTGACACAGTATCAATATACTCTAGTGAATGAGCAATAGACTCATGAGTGTGGAACAGGTTATTACGGAATTCTGTTAATGGATTTTGCATGTTATACTTTCATTGATTCAACAAATTGAGACACGATATCACGAAGAACGTCTGGATGGATGACATCGATGATATCAACACCTTTATGTTTAACTTCGATGACATAGATATCATCAGCATAGTCTGGTTCATAACCTCCTTTTTCATCACGGATTTGACATACTTCACCTACATCAACTTCGATAGTACAGAGGAAGTCTGCATTATCAGTGTAGTAATAATGATCATATTTACTCATTTTAAATCCTTTCAAGTTTCACGGATTAATTTAAGTTCTTTACGAATCTTACGGGCACAAGTTTTACAATGATTCAGATTAGCAAAGTGTGGCGCTGTATTAGGATTATCTCTGTCAGAGTTTTTCCAGTACACACCGATCATTTCTTTGTAGTATTCAAGGTCATACTCAAGTGTATACAGGCGATCACGAAGAAGTTTTACTAGTTGATTTTTGTGTTTTGCTGGTAGTGCTAAAATAGTGATGTTCATGGATTAATTCCTCAAAGATATCCCAGAGTTTATTGAATTTAGCGTCATAGTAGCTGGAGAGTACTTGACGATCTATATCAGTTTTTAGATCATCACATACACCCCAGCACTGTATGATGGCTTGCTCTAAGTCAAACCTATCATGTTTCATAGGTTATGACCATGAGCAGCAGCAATTGCTTTAAGGAACAATGATTCTTCTACTTTAGGTGATTCGTAGGTATCATTGATTACTTCAAACAGATAGCCTTTATCACTGAAGTTATAGACACTGTCTACTGTGTATTTACCTACAAAGTATAGTGTATCAACATCTTTGATGTAATATGCACCTGGACCATTTTCCCAGTTAGAAGCTGTATAGTATTCTTCAGGTCTCTTTTCAATTTGAAGAGCAACGAATTGAACTTTAGTGCCAAAATAAGAGCTAATTTCTGTCATGATTTACTTTCAGATAGAGTTGATTAAATCGAGGGCTTCTTGAGCTTCGTCACACAGGTACAGTTTATCCATGAGATCTTGTTTGATCTTTTCATATTTATCACGTACTTGATTACGTTCTTTTTGGTTATCTTCATGTTCTTTATCAAATCCATGAGGGAATATAATAGCATCACCAATGTTAGTGATATTCCAGATATTATCAAACTTTGACTGTGGAACAAGCGGTACACCGTACTCGTATGACAATAGAGCGTACAGGGCATCTTTATCACTCTTTTTAGAACTGATATAGTCAGGTGTTTCTTTATCACGCATTTCACTGAGTTTTTCATTAAGACGACCGACAGCATATTCACGTTGTTGTTTATTGAGTTTCATGAGTTTAGTTCCTTGAGTTTATTAAAGAGTTATCAGGTTTAGACTAGCACTAAATGCTATTAAACCTACTATTGGTGACCATATAGCAATTAGTGAACGAGTTTCAGTCCATTCTATGCTGGATAGTGTATGGTTAGTGTAGAACCACCACATCATGTCTGTTAACGCTACTAAGAGTGGCATCATTGATAATGTAAGGAATATTAGTAGAGGTATTACAAGTATATTCTCGAGTTTCATGAGTTTAATTCCTTGATTTTAGTTTCGATTGCACGTTCATAATCCCAGTTATCTGCTGTGTAACCTCCTAGTGCTTTGTGAATGGTGTATATTTCATGGTTAGTTAGCTCAACCCATGGACGTTTCTGTTCGTACACATAAGGTTGTCCTTTCATAGAGATTTCACGTTCAATACGATCAAATTCATCAGACTCATCTGTATTCATAGGTTCATAGTTTAAACCTAATTCTCTTGCATTATCTGCTTTTCTGTTTAGTGCTTCATCCTTAGTCAAGTGTTTTTCTCCTTGAGTTTGGCTTCAATGGCTCTGGCAAATTGCAATGTATCTTCATGTGGGGAAATTCCATTTTGAGATTTAAATGAAATTTCGCTAATTTCTTTATCTGTTAGCTTAATCCATTCACGTTTAGGTGTATCATCAGGACAAGTACATGTTCTAGGATTACCTATATACCAGCAATTGTTACATTTACCACAACATTGTTTAAACATATAGTCTTTCGAATAAAAATCCCTCATGACAGACTCGTTAGAGACTATCACAAGGGATAATTGTTATTGATTAAAACATTGCTTCTTCGGATGTATCTGTATCAACAGAAGCACCCTCAACATCAAAATCAACAAAGTTTTCAGATTTACGTTCATATCGAACAAGGTCAGTAACTTGTACAGCTACAAGCATAGTAGAAATACCAGATTTACTGATTTTACCATTAGGAAGTTTAATTTCGTATGGTGAGCAATACACCATAACATTACCGATAGAACCATTACCAATCAGCTTAGGATCAAGTTCTTTCTTACCTGCATCTACTACACGAACTTTAGCAGACTCAGTACCATCTTTCTTAAAGGCTTTCTTCTTAAGATTAACAGAGATCTTACCACCTTCAACTACTTTTACTTTACCGAACTGGGAGAATTCTTTTTCACGTTTCTTGTCACCTTGAATCTGTAACTCATACTGATCAACACCGAATGGTGATACAGGTTTATCGAGTTTAGCCCAGAATAAGGCAACATCTTTGATGATAACGTTAGAAGAATTGTTTGCTTGTGTCATGATATTTTCCTATGGATTAAGTTTTCAAGTAAAATTCTCGCTTAGACGGTTCCTAATAGATAATTGTTATCTAACAAAACAGAACAGGAGAACAGAATGTCATCAGGTGGTAAAGCCCGTAACATTAACTCACTGGCTAACCTAAAGTTAATTACTTCAGAAACAGCTAGAGAGAATCAGAAGAAATCTATTCAATCAAGAATGTTGAATAAACAGATCAGAGATGAATTTAAGTTGAATGCTAAGAACTTTCAAGAAGTAATGAAAGACTTACCTCAACTATCTTCACTCGATGTCTTAAGAATGGCTATGCATCAAGCACTTCAACAAGATAACTTTGAAGATGCAGCTAGATACGCTAACATGGTAGCAGAGTATGAACAACCTAAACTACAAAGGATTGATCAGACTACCACTACACGTACTGCTGACCTCACAGATGAGGAACTTCAGAGGATTATCTCAGAGGAAGGTCTTGATAAGACTTCTTAAGATGATAGTAATTAAGAGAATATCATAAGGTTAACCCTTGTTGATATTCTCTTTTTTATTTACTTTTAATAATATACTTTTAATAAATATATTATATAATACTACTCAACGGAGAGTATCCTATTAGGTACCAGCTAAATTTGGGCGGTAAGTCTATGATTTCAATAGGTTTTCCTTTCAAGAACGAAAAAGACTTCAACTCGGTATGGTTCATTTAACTTGTAGAAAGTTAGTTTATCGATGTCAACATTTTCATCCATTGAGTTCCTGTATCTTTCGATACATTGAGCAACAGTCTCACCGAACTCTGTGCAGAAGTGTTCATCAACACATACGTAGTTAGGTTTCATTTATCTATCCTCACTTTCTTTATCCACAATAGTTTGCCTTTAAGGAACGCCTTTTGGATACCAGTAGTATCGTCAAAGACAACGGATATCTCAGACTTGATCTTAGATTTGATTCTGCAGATTAGGTCTGTATAGATTTGTGCTGCTGAGTGCATAACGAATACTCTTATGAGTTATATTTAGTATTGATCCTCTTCAACAAGCGCATCATAGATGGACATACAAATAAGCGACATACGATTATGTACCTCGGGATTGTTTGTATTGGTTACATCAGGGATGTTTGGATAGTACGAGAACAATGACATCATATCGTAGAATTCTTGTTGTGTGTCTACGGAGATTGTCAACTCGAATGGTTGGAAGGGCATTGGAGTATGTCTGCGGGTGATGGTTTTCATGTTACATATCCTATCATGAGTGATTCGATGGTTTCTTTGCAGTTTGGACAGGTGAAGAGTAAGGTACGTCTGTCGAAGTGGTCGTTGCGTATGCGGGATACACCGACTTCATTCGCTTTGAATTCAGACGTACAGTCATCACAGTGTACAAACCAGACTGTCTTTGGGGATGTCGGCATAGACTCCTTTGTTTAAAAATGTCGAAAAGGCATAAGAAACGTTTAAAAAGATCGTTCAGGTTTTTCACACACAAAAATCTCTCAAGACATCCCT